ATCTACTTCCATCAAGAAATCTAAGAATGCGATTGATGGTTCTACTCCAGCAGCAACGCTTACATTGCCTCTTCGAGTTATAGACTTTGTTGACGGACCTAAAAGTCTGGCACCAAGTGGAACGACCGCCAGTGATGCCAAGCCAGATGTTATCGTTAAGTTTAACGCTGCATCTACATTTACAGCATCTCCTCATTCATACAACAACCCTACTGGGCTATAAGGAGATACTAACTAATGGCTATATCAAGGGCGCAATTACTTAAAGAACTGTTACCAGGGCTTAATGCTCTCTTTGGAATGGAGTATGCACGTTACGACGACGAGCATAGCGACATTTACGAGACTGAAAGTTCAGATCGGTCCTTTGAGGAAGAAGTAAAGCTTTCGGGCTTCGATGCTGCTCCCGTTAAAGACGAGGGAGATGCAATCTCTTACGACGCTGCACAGGAGAGCTTCACGGCTCGCTACAACCATGAGACTATCGCCATGGGCTTCGCTATTACAGAAGAAGCTATGGAAGACAATCTCTATGATTCCCTGTCGGCTCGTTATACTAAGGCTTTGGCTCGTGCCATGGCCCACACCAAACAAGTTAAAGCTGTTGTTCCATTGAACAATGGATTTACTGCTGCCTACCAGGGTGGCGATGGTGTAAACCTTTTCACGGCAGATGGTGATGGCGTAACTGGCGGTGACGGTCACCCACTCGTTTCGGGTGGTAAGAACTCTAATCGTCCAGCTACTGCTGTTGACCTCAACGAGACCTCTCTTGAGGCTGCTGTAATTCAGATTGGCAAATGGACAGACGAGCGTGGCCTAATGATCGCTGCTCGTCCCCAGACGCTTGTTATCCCGCCAGATCTTCAGTTTGTGGCACAAAGGGTAATGAAATCTGATCTCCGTCCTGGAACTGCTGACAACGACATCAATGCAGTACGTACAATGGGTGTTGTACCTGGCGGCACGGTTGTGAACCATTATCTAACTGATACAGATGCATGGTTCTTAATGACCGATATTCCTAACGGAATGAAGCACTTTAATCGTGTAGCACTTGAAACAAGCATGGACGGTGATTTTGATACTGGAAATGTTCGTTACAAAGCTCGCGAGCGTTATAGCTTCGGTGTATCCGATCCATTAGGGATCTGGGGATCACCAGGAGCATAGTTAGATTTGGGGTAGGAACGATTGGGGCCTCTAGCGTGTGTCCTTACGACTTTCGTTCCTACCCCCCTTCTTTTTCTGACTACTAGTAATAGTAGAAACTAGCCACTACAGGAGAAGCACATGGCTAATACAACTTTTCAAGGTAATGTTCGGGCAGAAAGTGGGCTTGAACAGGTAACAAAGAGTGCAACTACGGGTGCATATACTACTAATTTTGACGTAGATTCAAGCGGTAATGTCTCAGGTACTGGTACGATTAAGCTGACTGGTGCCACTAACATGCTTAGTGACTATGAGTCTATTACTGCTGCAACTAAAACCCTAACATCTGCTGATTCTGGCACGGTGTATGGCCTTAACAGAGCGGCAGGTATCGTAGTTACCCTTCCAACCCCAGCAGCAGGAGTTCAGTATCAGTTCCTTGTGGAGACTACCTTCTCAGGAGCAGGTCAGATTAAGACTGCTACTACGGATGGAACTGATGGTTTCTTAGGAACTGCTGTTGTTTATGATGCAGGAGTTGCTAGTGACAACCAAAGCTTTAACCCAGCGGCATCTAATGATGTCATTGACCTTGGTTCTATAGAGCAGGGTTGGCTGACTGGTGGCTGGATTAAGCTTACAGGAGTGAATACAACCACATGGTGGGTTGAAGCATTCTTGATGGGCGATGCAACACTGGCTACTCCGTTCACGGATAGTTAAAATTAATTAAACAAGATAGGGCCACCCATCTATTCAGGTGGGTGGCCACTTCTTCTGCTATGGGCAGAGCGAAAGCTCCCGTACCCATAAGGAGATTTAGATGGCTGATGCAGTAACCTCGCAAACCTTGCAAGATGGCGACAAATCTGTCGTAATGAAGTTTACCAATATTTCTGATGGTAGTGGCGAAGCTGCTGTTAAGAAGGTGGACGTTTCCGCATTACAAACTCAATCAGGTTCAGGTGCTGCATGCACTGGAGTGTCTATTCAATGTGTCTGGTATGAATGCAATGGCATGAGTGTAGACCTGCTGTGGGATGCTTCGACTGATGTAATCGCCTGGACTCTTAGTGGATATGGATACTTTGACTTTAGAATGGCTGGACCCCTTATTAATAATGCGTCTGGTCCAACTGGTGATATCATGTTCACTACAGTAGGACATGATAGCGGTGATCGTTATGCTGTTATGTTAAAAATGGGCAAGAGCTACGAATAATGCCTAAAAAGAAAGTAGCTAAAAAGCAACTTACAAAGGGGCAGAAGGAAACACTCAAGAAACATTCGCAGCATCATAGTTCAAGACATATGTCAGCTATGCGTACAGCGATGAAAGGTGGTAAAACATTTTCAGCAGCGCATAAGGTAGCAATGAAAAAGGTAGGCAAATAGTGGATAGAGCTACAGCACGAGTACTGGTGGCATCCTTAAGAAATGAGATGAAAGATCTTAAAAAGTTTTCACAGTTTAGGGCAGGCGGCTTTATAGGTAATGGATCTAAAATGCCAAAGAACTGTATTTCAAATAAGAAGTTAGCTAAAATTAAGTTTGGTGAAAATTAATGGCTACTTCTTCTACTGCTACCTTTAATCTTGAAATATCTGAGGTTATTGAGGAGGCCTTTGAGCTATGTGGCATTCAATCAAAGACAGGATATGATATTGAAACTGCACGACGTTCATTAAATTTATTAAGCCTTGAGTGGGCTAATCGTGGTTTAAACTTTTGGTGTGTAGAGCAGGGAACTGCAAGCACGGTTGCCAGCACTTCTACTATCACACTACCAGCAGATACGATAGATCTTATTGAATACTGGATTCGTGATGGGTCGGGTACATCAGAGAGCGATCTACCTCTTTCTAGGTTTAGTGTCTCACAGTATAGCACTATACCCAATAAGTCATCTGAGGGTCGGCCTGTTAATATCTACATTGATAAACAACGGGATGCACCAGTAGCACACCTTTGGCCAACACCAAATAAAGTATATACGTTTGTCTATCAGCGGATTCGACGTATTCAGGATACTGGAACATCAGGATCTACCAGCCCTGACGTTCCAGCTAGGTTTTTACCTGCGTTGGTGTCTGGGCTTGCATTTCGTATTTCACAGAAATATCCAGAATCCTTTATGCGTTCCCCTGAGCTTAAGGCTGAATATGAATTCCAATGGGAAATAGCACAACAAGAAGATAGGGATCGCTCCTCCGTTCATTTTGTGCCAGGAGGCTACTAATGGCACGTTTTGCTAATGGTAAGTATGCGTTTGGCTTCTGTGATCGTACAGGTTTTCGATACAAACTTAAGAATATGGTTCCTCAAATAAGGGCAGGTCGATTGACTGGCCTTATGGTGGGTAAGGATATGTTAGATAAAGATCAGCCACAAAACTTTCTTGGACGACTGGGAAACTATGCAGATCCAGAAGCGTTAAGAGATCCTCGTCCTGATATTGCTGAGGATACTAGCAGAAAGCTTTATGCATTTAGTCCAGTAGGCAGTGGTAATGCTAATACATCTGGAAACTTATTGGTTCATGGTAAGGTGGGAAGCGTTAAGGTGACAACATGAATTATACCGAATTGACTTCAGCCATTCAGGATTATACAAACAATACTGGCACAAGCTTTACTGCTGCAATTCCTACATTTATTAAGCAAGCAGAACAGCGCATTTATCGCTCAGTCAATCTTCCAGTCAATAGAAAAAATGTTGCAGGAACTATGACAGATGGCAACGCATACCTAGCAACGCCAACAGACTTTTTGTTTCCTTTGTCGCTGTCTGTAACAAATTCTAGTAACCAGATATTTTTATTAAATAAGGATGCAAACTTTATTAGATCGACCTATCCAAATGCCACCACAGAAGGTACACCCAAGTACTATGGTTTATTTAGTGATGACAGATTTATTATTGGACCTACACCTGATTCGGACTATACAACTGAACTGCATTATTACTATGAGCCTAACTCTATAGTAACAGATAGCACAACATGGCTAGGAACAAATGCCGATACCGTGTTGCTTTATGGATCGTTAGTTGAGGCACATACCTACATGAAAGGTGAGCCTGATTTGGCGCAACTATATCAAGGACGATATCAAGAGGCCCTACATCTTCTAAAGGGACATGCTGAAGGCCGTATGACCCGCGATGAGTATAGGTCTGGTACATTAGTCGTGGAGCCTGGCTAATGTTTAATATAGATGTTGGAGACGTGACGGTGACAACTAGCAATAATGGCAACTTAGGACCAAGTCATTGGGCGGAAAGAGCTTCTGATATGATTATATCAGTTGGGAAAAATGCCCATCCTACTATAGCAGAGCAGGCACGAGAGTTTAAAAGTTATATACATAAGGCAGTACAGTATTTTATATATGAAGCGATTAAAGAAGATCGCTCTAAAGTTATTACCCTGTTACGTTCAGCGGGTCATAATGACCTAGCAAATTCTGTGGAGAAACTATAATGGCTATTACTCAAGCAATGTGTACGTCTTTTAAGAAAGAGTTATTAGAAGCGAAGCATAACTTCCTTCTTTCTGGTGGAGACACCTTTAAGATCGCACTCTATACAAGCAGTGCAACGATGAGTGCCTCAACGACTGCATACGCTAATACTAATGAGATCAGTGGTACAAACTATACTGCTAGGGGAAATACACTTACAAGAATAGATCCATCATCTAGTGGTACTACCGCTTTAACAGATTTTGCAGATACATCTTGGACTACTGCTACGTTTACTGCTAGAGGTGCCTTAATCTTTAATGAAGATACTAGTGGAGATACTTCTGTTCTCGTACTGGACTTTGGTGCAGACAAGAGTGCTAGTGCTGGAACATTTGCGATTGCATTTCCTGCGGCAGATGCGAGCAATGCAAT